TTGTAGATGAGCGCGGCATCGTGATCGAGAAAATCTACAACCCAGGCGTGGGCAAGTACGATGTGGTGGCTACCACCGGCCCAGGCTACGCAACCAAGCGCCAAGAAGCGCTCGAGGCCATGGCTCAGTTGTTGCAGGGTAACCCACAGCTGTGGCAAGTCGCCGGCGACCTGTTCGTCAAGAACATGGATTGGCCAGGAGCTCAGGAGATGAGCCAGCGCTTCCGCAAGACCATCGATCCAAAGATTTTGGCAAGCGACGACAAGTCACCTGAACTGCAAGCAGCTGAACAGCAGATCCAAGCCATGGGTGCTGAAATGGAAAACATGCACCAGATGATCCAGAATGTCGGCAAGTCCATCGAAATTCAGGAACAACGCCGCAAGGACTACGAAGCGCAGATCAAAGCGTTTGATGCTGAAACCAAGCGCTTGCAAGCCATCCAAGCCAGCATGTCGGAAGAGCAAATTCAAGACATTGTGCTCGGCACCCTGCATGGCATGATCACTTCTGGCGATCTGTTGGCTGAAATGCCTGGCCAAGACATCGATGTAGGCCCTGAAATGGCTAATGAAGGGATGGAACAATGAACGCCGCGCAACTCGTAGGATTGCTGTTTTTAGGCCGCAATGTGGCCCATTCAGTGCATCTCAACACCCGCAGTTTTTCTAAGCACATGGCTTTGAACACTTTCTATGATGAGATCATTGACCGTGCAGACGCGTTTGCTGAAGCCTACCAAGGCCGCCATGGCTTGATCGGTCAAATCAGCATTCCTGCGGCCAAAAAGACAGCCAACATCATCGAATTTTTGCAAGACCAGCTTGATGAGATTGAAAAAGGTCGCTACGATGTGTGCGCAAAAGAAGACACTTCGTTGCAACAGCTGATTGATAATATCGTCGAGCTGTACCTCACCACCCTCTACAAACTCCGCTTCTTGGCATGACTGTAACAGTAACTCACACCACACCCGCCGACAGTTCGTTTAGTACTGCTGGCGCCGCGGCGTGGAATGCCGACCATGCACTAACAGGTGTGGGTACTATGGCAGAGCAAAATGCCAACGCTGTGGCGATTACGGGCGGCGCTGTCGATGGGGCTACGGTAGGAGCTACAACAGCCGCTGCCGGTACATTCACTACGCTCACTGCAAATAGCACATCACAGTTTGGTCGTAGTTCTGTCAACTATTGGCAAGCAACTGGTGGCGCAACAACAAAAGGTGTTCAGTTCCAAGCACTTGGCTCAGACACTAACATCTCCCAAGTATTCCAAAGCAAAGGCACAGGCGCTATTGACCTAGCAGCAGGTTCAAGCGGTGTGAACATTAGCAACGGTGGTACTGTTACTGCTATTACACCAACTGCATCTGGTTCAGGATATACAAGTATTCCTTCTTGTACGATTACCGCCCCCACTACTGCTGGCGGAGTTCAAGCCACAGGAGGCCCCAATATGGGTCTAGGTACGGTGGTTGTTGCGTCTGGCGGAACTGGTTATACAGTTGGCGATGTTTTGACACTCAGCGGAGGTACAGGTACAGCAGCGACAGTAACTGTGGCTACTTTATCGGGGTCTGCTGTTGCCACAGTAACGATTACAACTCTTGGTGCTTATACGATTCTTCCAAGTAGTCCTGTAACTTTAACTGGTGGTACAGGCTCAGGCGCTACATTAACTGTTAATACTTGGGTTATTCGAACAAACTCATTCAACATCACCAACGCAGGTAGTGGCTATGTAGAACAACCAACAGTAAGTTTCTCAGGTGGTGGTGGCTCTGGTGCTGCTGCTTATGCGACTGTGGGGTCTGGTACTATTGTTCGTAGTCTTGGAACAAACTTTGATTTTTATACGCCAACAGGAGCTGTTGGGTTTAGAGTCAACGATAACCAAGCTGGCACTACAACGCCTGCTTTTTTTAGCGTCAACGGTAACAACACAAACGCATTTTTGAATGTTTTAGGCGGAAGTGGTTCTAATACTGGTGCGTATTACATATCAAGAGGAACTGGGCAACACTCTTTTACGACAAACGCTCAAACTTCCACCGAACAACTCCGTGTCTCCCACACAGCCTCTGCTGTTAACTATGTACAGGTTACTGGGGCGGCTACTGGCGGTTCTCCTGTTATTTCAGCACAAGGTAGCGATACTGCTGTTGGTTTAAGCCTTGTTTCAAAAGGATCATCTAACATTGGTTTTTACACTAACAGTGCATCTAGCGGTTTACAGTTTATTGTTTTGAATGCTGCAAGTGTTGCAAACCGATTAACTGTTACTGGCTCTGCTACTGGCGTTTCACCAGTGCTTGGCGTAAATGGCTCAGACACAAACATAGACCTAACCCTGACACCAAAGGGAACAGGATTGGTAAGGTTTGGCACTTACACAGCAGGCGCTCCAACAGCCACCGGCTACATTTCAATCAAAGCCGCTGACGGCACAACTTATAAACTTTTAGTATCAACTTAACACTATCGGAGAACCTTAAATGGCCCTAATCAAATCAATCCCCACAGACTTTGGCATCAATGCTGAGTATTGGAACATCGGAGCTGTCCAAGAAGACTTCAAAGGTCAAGGAACTGAAGTGACCTTTTACGGCTATGCAAGTGAGCAAGCTCGTCAAGAAGGCAAACAGCCTCTGTCCGCTGGTAAAGTTCAGATCGCTGGTGACGAGTATGTGGCTGGTGCTGACCGCGCTGCTTTGTACGCCATCATCAAGCAAAAGCCTGAGTTTGAGGGTGCGGAGGACGCATGAGCGAAGGCCCATTTTTTGGCGGCGCCTTTTTTAGTGGTGGATTTTTTGAAGCCATTGAGGCATACTTAGATCAATTGGTAGTTAAAATTCGGTCATTCACCGAGCGAAGGAGATTTTAAATGGCTATTTCTTTAAAAGCAGTTACCTCAACAATGGGTTATCAGCAGATAACCAGCTTGAGTTCTTCTACTGCTCTGACTGTCCCTCAAAAGGACATAAGCGGCTTGGCCGGAACCCCTCGTATTGCTATCATTACGCCTGAAACACAGGCCGTTCGTTGGCGCGACGACGGCGTTGCACCTACTGCAACGGTTGGCATGCCTTTGGCCGCTGGCGTCACATTGCAGTATGACGGCGACCTGTCGCAAATTCGCTTTATTGAGCAAACCGCAGGTGCCAAGCTCAATGTCACTTATTACTCCTAAGAGGTCAAAATGAACATCTCTAACGATACGCCAGCGCTGAATTATGTTGAATACTTCACAAAGCAGTTGCCGGTTGATTTAGCCAACATGGCTGCTTTGCGCGACGAGCTGGCTGTTCGTCAGGGCGCGCTGTCAGCGGCTCAAGATGCCCTTGCTGACCGCGAAAAAGCAAAACAAGAGCTAGACACCGCGCGCGCTACCGCTGCTCAAGTGCAAGCCGATGCGGCCCAAGCGTTGACTGAAGCCAAAGCCGTTTTGGCTGACGCCAAGGCCAAGCAAAAAGCGTCCGACGAAGTTATCAAGGCAGCCAGCGCAGACGCTGCGGCTCGCGAGGCTGATGTGGCTAAACGCGAAAAAGCCGCTGACGCTAAAGCCGCTGTGCTGGCCAACCAACAAGCAGACATTGAAAGCCGCGCCGCTGCGTTGGCCGATCAAGAAGCTGCGCTACAAAATCGTATCAAAGCATTCCAAGACAAAGTGGCTGCTTTGAGCGCATAATACAAACAAACTGTACTGGCGCAGCACACCAGGGAATCGTAGGATTCAAAAAATGACTGAAGAAGTCCAAACCCTAGCGGAAGTTGACTCCGCGCCAGCCCCTGAAGTGACGGCCACCACAGAGACTGTTGAAAACACGCCGGAAGTCGCTGATGAGAGCAAAGAACAACCTGTAGAAGAAAAAAAATATTCTCAGGCTGAAATCGATGCAATGATCGGCAAACGCCTCGCAAGAGAGCAACGAAAGTGGGAACGCGAACAAGCGCAACGATCTGCTGAAAAGCAAGTCGTGCCGACCGATCTACCGTCGCCTGACCAGTTTCAATCGCCTAACGACTACGCGGAGTTCATCCGTGCAGAGGCCGAGAAGCTAGTCCAGCAACGCGAAGCCGCGAAGCAACAAACGCAAGTTCTAGAAAGCTATCAAGAGCGTGAAGAGCAGGCACGGGACAAGTATGATGACTTCGAGCAAGTCGCGTACAACCCCAACCTACCGATCACAACCGTGATGGCTGAAACGATTCAGCATTCAGAGATTGGTCCTGAGTTAGCTTACTACCTCGGCTCCAACCCCAAAGATGCAGAACGCATTTCTCGCTTATCGCCATACCTGCAGGCGAAAGAAATCGGTAAGATCGAGGCCAAATTGGCTGACAATCCACCGGTTAAAAGAACGACATCTGCGCCCGCGCCGATTTCTCCTGTCACTGCACGCACCACTGGTGCACCGTCGCATGACACTACGGACCCACGCTCTATCAAGAGCATGACGACTTCGCAGTGGATTGAAGCGGAACGCGCAAGACAGATTAAGAAGCTACAGGCACAAAACCGCTAACTTTTCAAAGGACTTTAAATGTCAAACAGCATCCTAACGATCGACATGATCACCCGCAAGGCGCTCGAAATCCTCGAGAACAACCTTGTTATCACCCGTAATGTGAACCGTCAGTACGACGACAGCTTCGCTGTTGAAGGTGCCAAGATTGGTTCAACTTTGCGTATCCGTTTGCCCGACCGCGCTTTGGTGACTGACGGCGCCGCCTTGCAAGTGCAAGACGACAACGAACAGTACACCACTTTGACCGTGTCTAGCCAAAAGCACATTGGTGTCAACTTCACATCTGCTGAATTGACCATGCAATTGGACGACTTCGCAGAGCGCGTGTTGAAGCCTCGTATCAGCCAATTGGCCTCCTCTGTGGACGCCGATGTTGCCAACGCTTACAAGAGCATTGGTAACTCTGTTGGTACCCCTGGCACCACTCCTGCCACTTCTTTGGTTTTGTTGCAAGCTCAACAAAAACTGAACGAAAACGCAGCTGTGATGACTCCACGCTACGCTACCGTCAACCCTGCCGCTAACGCTGGTTTGGTTGAAGGCATGAAAGGTTTGTTCAACCCCACCGACACCATCAGCAAGCAGTTCAAGAACGGCA